TACGAAAGAACGCAAAAGCTGCAACATACTCATGTGTGTACGGTGTAGGGGCGAAGACTTTGAGCAGAGCGACTGGACTGAACCTTGACCATTGTCATAACACAGGCGCACCAAGGGGTCTTTTGTGTCACAATTGTAATCGTGCGCTTGGGTTACTGCAAGACGACCCTGAAATAATTAAGGAGGCTGCTAGTTATGTCAGTAAAAAATATGACTCTTGATGAAATGAAAGGATTGAGTGAGGTTGAGCAAAAGCGTATAATAAATCGCCTCTCTGGTGTACGAAAGAACGCAAAAGCTGCAACATACTCATGTGTGTACGGTGTAGGGGCGAAGACTTTGAGCAGAGCGACTGGACTGAACGAAACCGAGGCTGGTAAGTTGATCGACGCTTACTGGAAGCGTAATTGGGCAGTCAAGGACGTTACTGACAGCATACGGAGACGTACGTTGCCAGCGTCAGTCAAACACTTCACTGGTGAGACCAACTGGGTATGGAACCCTGTGTCTCAATTCTGGACCTACTTGAAAGAGGAGAAAGATGTATGGTCAACAATCAATCAAAGCACTGGGGTGTACTGCTTCGACACTTGGGTGCAGCAACTGACGAAACATGGGGTATGGCCTATAGGTCAGTTTCATGATGAAGTAATCCTGACTTGCAAAGATACACCTCTTGATAGGGAGCATCTTTCGTCAATTCAGGTTGATGCAATGAGCATGACTAATCACAAACTTAAACTTAACGTAACACTGGGCTGTGACATTCAGTACGGCTCTGACTATTCTGAAATCCATTGAAAGGATAATAAACAATGGCTAAGACATATCAAATCAAAGGCACTATTGAGTACGCAAAAATCTTTGCTGAGAACATGGATACGTACGAGAAACACATGGAGAAATCTGGTGGAGCATTTACCTGCAACTTCTACCCAGAGGACGAAGGTTTCAAGGATGTACTTATCGAACAGGACGGCTTCCCTGCCGTTGTTCTTGGACACCCTACCTTCCGTGAAGGTAACGGGGAGTATGAGTTTGGGGAGTACATGAAGCTGAAACGTCCTAACAAAGGACCATTCAAGAATAAGGATGGTGTTGATGTTTACGGTGGTCCACCACCTGTGTACGACTTCACTGATGGTCCTTCGAAGAAACTGTGGGACTTTGAAGAGCAAGGTGAGATTGGTAACGGCAGTAAGGTTATCGCCAACATCCAGTTCTGGCGAGGTAAGGGAGGCACTAAGGGTCTGCGGTTGATTGAGATCGCTATTCTTGAGCACGTCGAGTATGAAAACTCTGAGCCCGTGTCCCTTGTAGGTTAACCAACTGACCTAGGCAAGTCATTAAACTGCCTCAGGAGACTGCTATGAATACAATTGAAATCGCTGTAGGTGCATTGACCGTCTGGGCTTGTGTGCTGTCTTACATTACCATGAAGCAAGGTCATTCGCTTGACATCGTGGGGGATGCCTTGATTGCGCTCTTCGAAGCAATTGACGCCGCTAAGGAGAAAAAAGATGCAAGGGGTTGACACCAAACTGTACGACTGGACAACAGCTGTTGACCATTCAGAGTTCATGGATGACATACGTCAGGTAGGGAAGTTCATCTACTCAACATTTACCCGTGACGACTTCGACAGCATCAAGCGTTATCCAGAATATTATGATGAGTTCATGATCACTAGAATACGTTGGTGTGATGAGTACGTAACAGCTGATATGACTGAGTGGAATGATTTTGTTAATGTGTTTGCATCAGATGAGTATGAGGGACTGCCTGTACACGACTTCGCTTGTGATGTTGACAGCTACATGAGCCAGCTGTATGGGCATCTCTGGCTAGAGATAGGAGAAGACTACAATGAAGGGAACAAGGTTTCACGATAACAAAAGGAAGAGTACGGTTAAGCCAAACCCGATTGCTAAGGCTCTCAGGAGCAGTCACCTGCAGCCTAAGGTTGTTGTTGACAAAACGAAGTACAACAGAAAGAAGAAGCAGCATGACTAAGTTTACAAAAGAGCAGCAGAAATTGCTTGAGGAAATTATCGACTTCCGTGAGGACGGTAAGTTTGATGTTGGGGGCATCAATATCGGCGATGTCAAGGGCGATGTCAAGGGCAGTGTCTGTGGCCATGTCGATGGCAATGTTCATGGCGATGTCTGGGGCAGTGTCGAGGGCAATGTCTTGGGTGGTATTGCTGGTAACGTCGAGGGTGGCATCAGGGGCAGTGTCTGTGGCCATGTCGATGGCAGTGTCCATGGCGATGTCAAGGGCGATGTCAAGGGCAATGTCCATGGCGATGTCAAGCGCAGTGTTGAGGGCAGTGTCGAGGGCAGTGTCTGTGGCGATGTCGATGGCAATGTTCATGGCGATGTCTGGGGTGATGTCCACGGAGATGTCAAGGGCAGTGTCGAGGGCAATGTCTTGGGTGGTATTGCTGGTAACGTCGAGGGTGGCATCAGGGGCAGTGTCTGGGGCGATGTAGGCGGCTATGTCAACGGCAGTGTCCATGGCGATGTCAACGGCAGTGTCGAAGGAGATGTCAAGGGTAATGTCAAGGGCACTATCTGGGGCAGTGGCATTGGACCATGGGTTAAGGTTGAAACCAAAGATGACCCCGTGAACTCACCTGACCACTACCAGCCAAAGGACGGAGAGATTGAGTGCATCACCTACATTGAGAGCGCACTTGGGTCTGAGAAGTTCGTTGGCTACTGCCAAGGCAACGTAACGAAATACCTGCACCGTCATGCTTATAAGGGTAAGCCAGTACAGGACCTTGAGAAAGCTCAGGTGTACCTTGGGTGGATGATAAAGGCAATGAAAGGAGAAAAGGTACGATGAGTGAGTGGTCCAAAGCAGACACAGCACCTAAGGATAAACCTATACTTGGCTATGGTCCATACGAAGATATGGGTGTGGTCCAGTGGAGTGGCAACTGTTGGATTTACCAAGCTGACGGTTATGATGCCATTTCGTACATGGATTGGAGTAGTACTGACTACCGCGAATTGTCGGTACTAACGCACTGGATGCCTCTCCCAGATAAGCCAAAGGATGAGGAACAATGAAAGGAGAAAAGGTACGATGACAACACTGATTGATGGAGACATTATCGCATACAGGTGTGCTTACAGCTGTGAAGATACGCCTGATGACCTGCACGATATGATTGACGACATGATCGACCATATCAAGTCAAGGACCACCAACCTGATTAACCTTGGTGAAACTAAGGTGTTCCTTACTGGCAAGACTAACTTCCGTAATGACATTGCAACCATCGCCCCGTACAAGGGCCATAGATCAAAGGAGAAACCTACGTATCTGGGTGACGCAAGACGCTACCTGCTCAATGACTACAACGCTGCCCTGTCAGACAATCAAGAGGCTGATGATGACATATCTATCATGGCTGCCTCGCTTGACTACCTCTGTACGGTTGCTTCGATTGATAAGGACTTCTTGCAGTTACCTTGTACGCACTACAACTGGAACCATGATACCCTTGTTGAACAGTCTGAAGAGGCTGCCACCAAGTTCTTCTACACCCAGCTGTTGACAGGTGACACTGCCGACAACATTAAGGGTGCTAAGGGCATTGGTATCAAGAAGGCTGAGAAGCTGTTAGACGGTGTGACTGATGAGCGAGAGCTCTATGAGTTGTGCCTAGGTGAAGGCGGTTACAAAGGTGATGTTGACTGCCTAATTGAGAATGCACGTCTGTTGTGGCTACGGCGCTACGACGATCAGATGTGGGAACCCCCAAAGGAGAATGAGGATGCCTAAAATCACTATCGATCAGGACCAAGTATCAGAGCTTGTAAAGCAGGAACTTGTGTCTTACTTAGATCACGTAGAGCGCCAATTAGATCTTCATGAGACCCGTGGCAACAACGCTCAACGGATTGCGTCCCTGTACTTTGTTTTAGGGGACTATATGACCCCCGATGAGTGGGAAAAGTTTATCAAGCCCCGTACGGTTGGAGACAAGATGTGAGACGTTACGTAAGAAAACGGGCGGTGA